TTTCCTTGGGCCTAAGGACACGAAAGAATCTTTCTTTGACAGCTGGAATGAATGGTCTCAGGTACGCGTCTGGAAACAGGCGATTCCTGAGGCCGTTCTCTCCCTTCTAATGGAGGGTAAAGAGAATTCATTCCTTAAGGCTGCGAAGAAAGATGCCATACTTCAGTGGTATGACACTCGTAGTGGGGGTACTGTTAGAATAGTTCCTCAACAGGATTGTTGGGCAACTATTATATCAGTTGAAGAGCAGGGGTATAAAGCTCGGATTTTATCCAAGCTTCCCTTTGCGGTAGTATACGCAGGGCATGTCTGGAGAACTTTTCTGAAGAGAATCTTTAGAAAAACCGGACATATCTCTGTGTTTAGTAAGGACTGTTGGAGGTTCATCTCTAGATGGGCTTCCAAAGATCTTACGAGAACAGCGTCGTTCCGAGATGGTCGGATATTGGTTTATAGTGCCGATATGAAGTCTGCCACGGATTTAATCCCTGGACAGCTTCTTCGGGGCTATATTTCTGGCTTCGTGGTTCACGTAGCCGAACAATACCCAGAATTATGGGATTCAAGTCCAATACTAGGTCTTACGGCCCAGTACTTGATGCCAATGATATACCTCAGGTATCCTGGGGGTATCACTGTCAGACAGACTCAAGGCACCCCTATGGGGCACCCCATGAGTTGGTTGCCCTTGAATCTTTATAATTTCACCTTGGAACTTCTAGTCGATTATTTTTCACAATTTGTGGTTCTTGTCTCGAAACTCAGCATTGCTGAGCATACGGATATTTTTGGTAAGGTTACCTTGCCAGAAATTCTTCCGAAGAGACTACCTCAATTCTATGAATCGCTGATGTCTTATGACTTAGCTTTCATGGATAAGCCTTTTGAAGTTTGTGGGGATGACCTCACATCTCTTAAGGCATTACGTGAAATAATCTGCTATCGTGCATTCCATATCTTATTCGGTGGTCGATTCTCTTCGAGTGTCGACTACCTGAGTAAGCGTTATGGGGTATTCACTGAACATTTTTTCGTCTTTGACGATAATTGTATCATGAACTGGTTAGACTATATCCCGGTTCGCAGTTTCTGCAAACCGGTTTCTCGTCTGCCTGGAGAGAAAGACCTGCCTCCTTGGGTATCCCAGGGATCAGCAGTTATGTCTGCTCTCCGGTTTAATATGGATAATCCATATTTGGCTGACTTGATACTATGGTCTAACCATGTATACCGTTCTACTATAAGGTGCTTGTGGGAAGCAGGGCTTGAGCCCTATTTACCCAAAGCCTTAGGCGGTCTTGGGTTCCCTTGTAGGGATCCTTCGAACCTACCTTTGAGAGGTAAGACAAAACGCGCTATGCGCCTCTTGCTTGCCCCAGACCTTAAGTTATCTCATCTTCTCGTTTTTAATCAGCTGTCACAGCTGACAAGTGAGAGGAATTATTTCTCACGGGTCGGTGACAAGGTTCGGGCTGTGCTCAAACTACTTGTTGCTGATCTGGAGAAACGAGTGGCTCTTGTAGGGTTAGGTTCTAACTCAGAGAGATTGAATCTGGTTTCATTAAATGATCAAATTCTCTTAACCCCATATAGGGTCGAGAGAAAACGATTATTTAAACTCATACCCATTGAGTATGGGGTACCAGAACACATCCCTCACCTGGATTTTGCTAAGCTCAAGTCTCTCCGAGATTATCTCGAGGAGATAGGTTTTGTGACGTTCAGAAACTTTGTATCTGAACTTAACCTTGCTCTCGGAACTCGCTACTTCTGCTATGCAGGAGTCAAACCCAATTTACGCCCCATGACAATGTCATCGGTAGGTAAAGAGTTTAAGAGTATCGTGCTTAAGCTTAATGAAAATAGACATGATCCTTCTCACGGGCCACTTTCGAGCTCCTTCCTTGAAGATGCTCTTAAGTGGAAGTACGACTCCGTTTTTATAAATCGGGGGATCGTGCTAAGCGTCCTCGAGACAGTAAAAACTTCGTTTTTACGTCCTGACGATGATGAGATTGATCAACTAGATAAAGATTCTTTGTTTGAATACGAACCGAAGGAACTTCCTCCGAAACGATTCAATCATGACATCGAGAAACCATCGTCTTACATCTCCTTTGGGGATGTGACGATCCAGCGACTCAATGAGTTAGCTGATTTCTCGAATGAATCCTTCTAGGGTTCAGAGATAGAGCTTTATTGGCTTCTGCTCTCTTTGACTACAGACCTTATGATCTGTTAATCCCCTAGCTAGTTCTATTTCTAGATTCCTCTATGAGGTTTACGGAATCGACGCATCTAATCCTTTGGATTGGACGGTCGGGGTTTTCAATTCAACTAAGTTGAATTGCAATCTTCGACGCCAG